GTTGTTATCGGGGTGTTGTCCCCGCCGCTCAGCCCCTATGGTAAGGTCTGAGCGATTGACTTTCCTACTCTCCAAACAAAAACGTTATTCTCCCAGTTCTGTCGCCAAGCATCTGGCATGTTTATACCCAAATTGGGAATAGGTTGAATCTCAGTCATTTCATCAAAATACTTCTCATAAGCATACTGAGTGGTTAAATCAACCCCAAAAACTTCAGAACAGGCCAAGCGAGAAGAAAGCTTAATATCCCGCTTGGGCAAGTTGTAAGATGAAAGTCCTCCAAGAACTTGTTCATCCCACCATGTCAACTTCCCGAAAGTGTTGACAGCAAACTTAGGCTTGACTTTCCCTAAGATGCGAATTATGGCATCAGACATGGAGCGAACAATCGGACACTGTGGGGCTTCAAATGCCGACGAGAGAGCCTTCGCCAACAATAAACCTTCACGTATCTTCTTGCCTCCATATTTAGCCATGGCGCTTGTAAACCCAATGGTGGCCAATGAATAAGCGGGATCGACAACATTATCATCACAATCCTCACCGCTAATCAAACCACAAAACTCTGCATTTTCAAAAATTTCCACAGGCTTAAGCTTTATAATGGAACCAAATGACTCCATAAACTTAGCGTCGATTTCGGGACACTCCTTCGGGACAGCAATTAAAGCATCATCCCCTTCAACCACCAACTTTGCTTCATACCCCAACGTACTGAATGCAAATTTCAACAACATCAAATTGGTGATGGAATTGCCAAGAGAAGTGCACATGTCACCGGACATTCTGGTGCCCATTATTTCATAGGAACCAAAATCGTGACTAACACACTTCTGTAAACCACCTTGCGCAGCTGTAATCAAATGCAACATTTTGTTGCGATATTTTGGATTCATGTTTTTGGACATGTAAGCATAAAATTGCAACTCAACAGCACGCATGAGCTCAGGGACCATGTGGGCTTCGAAAGACGTGTAATCAGACGCGTAGAACTTATATCCTTCGCGCTTTAAACGTGCTTTCAAAACCCTCATTCGATCCCGAACTGGCACTTTCTTGATAGCATAATCTGTGTTGAAGAAATGCTCACCAAGAACGTGGAAAAAACCGCCGGTTTTGGCCTTATAAGCGTCTTTTCTCGAGTTAATGATTCTCAAATATTTGAAATCAGTCATAAACTCTACCTTACCGAAAAACTTATTTACAAAGTCGGCGCCACTCAATCTTGATTTCCAGGCGTCGCGAACTTGTTGTTTCCTAACTTCATTATAACTGCTGTGAGCTAACCATTGCTCAATACCATCTTGTTCGGCGGGATCATAAAACGATTCCCATTCTTCAGCAGGTACGGGGTCAAACTCGTTCAACAGTGTGACCCTTACGTACTCTCGCAACTTCCGTATAAATTTATTTGGTGGCATTACGCGGCCAACACGCTTGAGTACACCTAAAAATACACTTTGTGTGTCGTTTGTGGCACACATAGGCGGAACAGCTCCATCAAATTCCATTCCCAACCCAACTGCCATACATGGTTGGTGGATATACATATTTGAAAACCTTGGTTTAATGTGCAAATGGGTTCCTGCATCAGGGAAACCTATGTGCTCTTGGAGCCAGGATCCCTGACAGCCACCGAGGATGAATCTATCACCACTTCCTGGACGGCAGCCGTACTCTGAAAATTTTGGCTCCTAACTGCGAAATTCTTAGTGAGCGAAGACAATCGGCGTTGCCTTTGAAGTTCTGACACTATCATGTACTCAGTGTACTCGACGGTGTCATGGATGACAGTTTCTCTACACGGAATGTTGATTGAGCTACCCAGACGTACTGCACGCTCGGTCATCTGTCGGCGCAACGTCAAATCATAAGTGTCGGTTAAAAAAATATTATACAATTCATGAAATAACACCAATGAAATGTATTTTTGTTTTTTTGTTTCGATAATAGAACGAAATCCACACTTTGTTAGCTCATCCACAAATTTGCAAAATATTGTGGAAGGGATATCAACAAAACCCCTTGTCCTAGATTCAATCTTGCACACTTTTGTCTGAACACACTCAACCTTAACTAACCAAGGTTCATCATATTCTAACTGAACTGTCGTTCGTGCAAGAGAGCGTACATCGCGCTTCTTAACTTGTTCTTTCATCTCCTTGCCATCAAAGACTTCTTCAACTTCGTCTGGCATTTCTTGAACACAATCACTAGGAAACAAGTACTTTACAGTTTCGACGTACTTGCCCTCGGCTGGGATTTGTCTGCACATTTCCTGTACAAACTCAAGCTCATTTTCCTTGATGTCGCCAGCTTCCAAACTCAACAACAACATGGCTTTACTTACCGTATCTTTCAATAAGTTACGAGCGACCCCAAACCGACGCATCAACCCTGGGAGCATGGGAATAGATGCATAAAAACGGTGAACTAAACTGAGTCCACGTAGCACTACAATGACGGCTTGACCAATCATTGTCAAAGGAACAGAAACAGGTGTTTCTAAAGTGAGACTATAACTCGTAACCTCCCATGGTACAAAAGAACGCATTTTGGTTTGATTCTTCAGAACCAACCTAGTCTTCAACTCTTCAATTGTAGAAACAAGCTTACGTTCATCTTCAATATGCTTGTTCTCATTGTCCTTCAAAGCAGTGAAATTAACACTCGCCTTTGTGAAATTCTTGCGGCGAAGCTTTGCTTGTGCTTCCTTAACAACACTGGAAGCACCATGGTTCCCCACATTCGACATGGGCTGGGAACTCTGACCTGAAACAGTCGAACTCGAACTCGACGATAAACTACAACTCGAAAAATTTGAAAAATTAAAACTCGAAGTAGAAGAAGAAGAAGACATGCCTTTTATTCACGTTAAAAGGATTTTCGTACTCAGTGGTTGTTGTAGTTCATTATTTTCCCGACTGCGTTTTCGAACGCTTTTGGATTTAGAAACGCCAACTCTTAATAAAGGGAAAGTTGGAAAACCCGTATCGGTGACAAAGACAAAAACTCCGACATCAATCTGCACTCGTACCGCACCTACAGTGTGCCTTATGCCTAAAGACAGAACAAAGAATTTTCTAAGCCTACTGACCCCATAGTAATACTTTTTGCTTAAATTTAAAGCAATCGTAGAATGCGTGGCCATATCCACGCAATCCCGACGCCTCCGTCAAATA